CTGTTATTTTATCTGACCAGCGCATAATATTTTTTATTTTTTCGTTCAATTGTATTGCAAAGTTAAAAAACCTTTTTAAATTTGTGCTATTATTTAATAAAATATTTTTAAAATTTAATCTTTAATCGAACCACAGTTATGACAAACCAAGAGTATCACAAAAAAACTGAGTACATCAGTAAATCACTTTTAGACTTAGTACATAAGTCACCCGCGCATTATAAAGCCTATATACAAGGCGAAAAACAAGCGCCAACTTCAGCAATGAACTTAGGTAGTTTAGTTCATAGTGTTGTATTTAATCAGGATAATTACGCCGTTATGCCTGAATGCGACCGCCGTACAAAAGAAGGTAAATTGATTTATGAATCATTTATTGCTGAATCCGAAGGCAAAGAATTATTTGTATCGCTTAAAGATTACGAATTAGCCCTAAACATTAGAAACGCTGTATTAGCACATCCAAAGGCGGCAATATTATTAGAACAAGGCCAAGCGGAATTGCCTATATTCGGAAAAATTGCAGAACTTGACGCAAAGTGCAAAGTAGATTTCTTAAACACAAAGTATAACGTTTGCATTGACCTTAAAACAACAACTAATTCAGCACCCGGTGAATTTGCTAAATCTGTTTGGAATTATCGCTATCATGTTCAAGCTGCGTTTTATATGGACCTAACAAATGCCGAACGGTTTATATTTATAGCTGTTGAAAAAGAAGCGCCGTTTAATGTTGAACTTTATGAACTTGACCCCGAAGCAATAGAACGCGGCCGCCAAGAATATTTAGCCGATATCGAAACGCTAAAAAAATGCAAGGAAACTAATAATTTTCACGGCTATACAACTGATAACAAAATACATATTCTTTCATTGCCTAACTGGGCTAAATAAATAAAGTATGAAAATATTAAATTTATATGCTTGTTTAGGTGGCAACCGTTATAAATGGAATGAAGTTAAAAATGATATTGAAGTTACAGCGGTTGAGTTAGACCCTGAAGCTGCAAGATTATATCAAGAACGTTTTCCAAATGATATAGTTATTGTAGCAGATGCACATCAATATTTATTAGACCATTATAAAGAATTTGATTTTATTTGGAGTTCGCCACCTTGTCCTACTCATAGTAAAGTTAGGTTTACACAAAAAAATAAAGATTTTTATAAACCTGAATATCCAAATATGATGCTTTATCAAGAAATAATATTTTTAGAACATCATTTTAATGGAAAATATTGTATTGAAAATGTAATTCCATATTATGAACCATTGATAGCAGGACAAAAAAGAGGTAGGCATTTATATTGGTGCAATTTTAAATTACCAAAAGATATTGCTGAAAGAAGTATGACAGGCATAATGTGTGGTCAGTCAAATGATGAACTTAAAAAACTTTGTGAATTTCATGATTATGATTTTTATAAATATAATGGAACTCAAAGACGTGATAAAATGGCTCGCAACCTTGTAGACTATGAAGTAGGTAAAACTATATTTCAAACAGCATTAGGAATTATAAATAAACAAAATAATAATCAAACAATTTTAGAATTTTAAAACATACCATGACACAACTAACAAAACTTCCGACACTTCAGGACCTATTAGTAGAAAATGAAGACAGCCTAAAGCAAAATGCGCTTACTGTATTATTGAATCAAGATCCACCCGCAAAGTGGTTAGTACAGCATCCAATGATTCGCGATTACCGATATATTCCTATTGAAAAAATAGAATACTTGTTAACGCGTATCTTTGGCAATTTTAACGTAGAAATACGGTCAACGCAAATAGTTGCTAATTCAGTAGTAGTAACTGTAAGACTGCACGTAATAAACCCTATAAACGGTCAACCAATGTGGCAAGATGGCATAGGCGCTGCACCAATTCAAACTGACAAAGGTGCAGGGGCAACCGATTGGAATGCCGTTAAAACAGATGGTGTGCAAAAAGCTGCACCCGCCGCCGAAACATACGCCGTTAAAGATGCCGCCGAAAAGTTTGGTAAAATATTTGGACGCGATGTTAGCCGCAAAGGCAGCATGAATTATACTGATTTGCTTAAAAAATCAGCGTTTAATGATGAATTAGAAAAATAAAAGTGTTATATTTGTGTACTGATTCGGCACTACAATGAATCATAAAAGATATTTAAAGCCCTGGATGATATAGGTAGTAGTGCCCCTATTGATTTCGGGGCTTAGTTTTTTAAAAAATATGTTATGGAACTTAAAATTAAAGAAGAATTTAAAAAGCTGATTCCGCCGCTAACGCCAGATGAATACAAACAGCTTGAAAGTAATTGCATTGAAGAAGGTATCCGCGATGCTATTATTACTTGGAATGGCTATATTATTGATGGCCACAATAGGTATAAGATAGCACAGGATTGGTGTTTAGTGTTTAAATTAGAACCTAAAGAATTTAAGTCTGAACAAGATGTTAAAGTTTGGATGATTAACAATCAGTTTGGTAGAAGAAATTTACAAAGTTATCAAAGGGGTGTTTTAGCTTTACAGCTTAAAAGTGTTTATAGTGAAATAGCTAAAGATAAACAAGAAAAAGGATTTAACCAATATAGCCCTCCCCAAATATTTGGGGAAGCCATAAATGAAACAAAAAAAGAAAATGAAACAAATTTTAAAATTGCAAAACTTGCAAATGTATCACATGAAACAATAAGAAAGGTTGAAAAAATTGAACAAAAAGCAGCACCTGAAATTAAAGAAAAACTTTTAACAGGTGAACTTTCAATAAATCAAGTTTATCAGGATATAAAAAAAGAAGAAAAGAAAGCTGAAGTAAAAGAAAAAATACAATCACAAAGAATTGAAACTAAAATATCTGAAAATATTAAAAATGGCAATTGTTTAGAAATACTTGAATCTTTAGAAGATGGATGCATTGATATTGTTTTAACTGATCCACCTTATGGTATAAATTATATTTCAAATCGATCAATTTATGAAGATTCAATAACTAAAAGAGGTTTAATGAATGATGGCAATGAAGCATTTGAAATATTAGAAAAAACTTGCCAAATACTTACCCATAAAGTAGCACAAAATGCACATTTATATTTCTTTTGTAGCTGGTCTGTTTTCAGTAAATTTGAATCTATAATAAGTAAATATTTTACAATAAAAACGCCTTTAGTTTGGGACAAAGGAAACAAAGGTAGTGGTGACCTTGAAAATGATTGGGGCAACCAAACTGAAATTATAATATTTTGCGTTAAAGGTAAAAAACTTGTAAATAATAGACGTGGCAATTTATTATCAATACCAAGGTTACATAGTTCTAAAATGGTTCATCCAACGCAAAAACCTGTTGAACTTATTACTGAAATACTTGCAGTAAGTTATATCAAAGGTGATTTTATAGTAGATCCATTTATGGGTTCTGGTAGCACTATAAAAGCATGCAATAAAATAAATGCTAAATCATTGGGTATTGAAATTGATAATGAAATGTTTAACATTGCAAATAAGTTTATAAATGAATGATTATAGGAATCTTGAAAATAAATTTAAATCTGAAATAGAACTTCATATAAAAAATGCTATGCCTAATCTTTTTGATAGTTTTGTACAATTTAGGCAATCTGACGATGAAGAAGATGGAAAGTTATCGTTTGATTTGGTTTTCAATATGAACTTTACTATTTCAATTAGAATTAGAAAACATAAGTATCTAAAGTTTAATGATATGACTATTAGATATAAATCTTTAAAAGGTTATAGAACTGAAATTGATAAAATTAAAGATGGTTTAGCACAAATATATTTCTATGCTTACATGTCTGAAGATGAAAATTCTTTATGCAAAGTAAGAATTTGTAATGTAGAATCTATTAGAAAACTAATTGAACAAGAAAATTATAAAGTTCGTGAAAATAAAGATGGTACTATGTTAGCAGCATTTAAATTTAAGGATATTGCAAATAATGGTGGTGCAGTTTATAAATTTAATTAGAAATCCTTCACTTTTTCAAATATTACCTTTACTTTTGCCATTACGGCAGCCTACTGCTAAAAACGTTCTTTCTACTTGTTAACACTATGTTACGCCAATTGTAACGCATAAAACGCTGATATTCATAGCTTGTTACGCTGTTACACTTGTTACACCACTTCAACACGTATATGCGTGTATTTTTTATGTTTACTCTCACATATATGTAGAA